TTGAGGCTCGCTGCAATGCCAACTTCCGCTGCCAAGACATCAACCGCGTGAGCTGAGTCTTTGAGCTGATCCAAGAGCCTTCCTTCGGGAGGGCTTTTTAGTGAGTTCAAACAAATCAACAAGGGGGGGAAACAACATGAACGGTTCTGAAGTCCGCAAGTTCATCAAGCAAGGTGAGCAGGCCACTGAGGTACTCAACAAGCTGGGCTACACGTACAGCGACAAGCAAGGCGAGCACCCTCATTGGGTAGCCCCTGAGAAGCCAATGGACAACCTTAAGGCTGCCCTTGAGGCACTCATCAAGGTTGGGATTGAGGAAGGCGTGGAGGCTCACAAGGAGGCCCTGAAGAAGGACCCTCGTGGCCCTAACTGGCACCTCGTTGAACAGATGGTTGGCCGGAACTTTAAGGTCCGCATGGAGAACATCCCAATCGGTCACTCTTTGAGAACCTTCGGATACAGCCACTTCTCTGGTCGAGTGTTCCGAGCTGAAAGCATCGAGTATCGCCGCGACCCATCCTATACAGGCTATGCCGTCAACTTCACTTTTGCGACTCGGCCATATCGCCCAGAAACCGTATGGCTGCCATTGAGTTGTGCCGCCTTCCAAAACTAAGGAGGCCTAATGCTCATCTCTGACATCGAAACAAACGGGCTCTACGAACAAGTAACCCGGTTCCACTGCGCCACCATTCAAGACTACTTCACCGGGCAATACGTTCGGTACAACGAGGCCACCTTTGCGGACTACATCAAGGCTCTTGAGGCAGAAGCTGCCAAGCCTGATGGCATGATCGTGGGCCACAACTTCATCAAGTACGACATCCCGGTTCTGGACAAGCTCAAGCGTCTCTACTTCGGTAAGCGTTTGAACATCCCAAGGAAGCGCGTGATGGATACCTTGGTGATGACCCGTCTGGTTTACTCCAACGTTGGTGACCGCGACTCTGGTCTACTGCGCTCTGGGATTCTCCCCGGCAAGATGTTTGGCTCTCACTCCCTTGAGGCGTGGGGCTATCGTCTGGGCGAGATGAAGGGCGAGTACAAGCACGACTTCAAGGTTCAACTTGAGAACGATGGTGGCGTTTACGTTGACGGGATGGAGTGGGCTGAGTGCTCACAATCCATGGAGGATTACTGCGAGCAGGACGTTCGGGTCACCTCTAAGTTGTTCCGTAAGATCCTTGAAGACCTGCATTACTTCAACGATCAGGGCGAGGCCATTGAGGCCGTTCGCTTGGAACACGCGGCTGCATGGACGCTGGCCCAGATGGAGCGCAATGGCTTCCCCTTCGACACCGAGGGCGCTGAGAAGCTCTATTGCGAACTGGCGGGTCGTCGCAGTGATCTCCTCGTGGAACTCATCCAGACCTTCGGGTCTTGGTGGGCTCCTAAAGGTGGTAAGTCACCGCTGATCAACCCTCGGGATGGCAAGGAGGTTCACTTCTGGTCCGATGGTCGCCCGATGCCCAAGGTCACCTATCCGAAGGTCGGCGGGGTCTTCCTTAAGAGCGGCAAGAAGGACACCCGTGAGTATTTCGCGGATGCCCCTTACACGCCCATTGAGCTTGTCACCTTCAACCCCGGATCTCGGGCCCACATTGAGAAAGTGCTGCGTGATGCTGGCTGGGTTCCGACCGAGCTGACCAACACTGGCGCTGCCAAGATGGACGATGAGACCCTTGAGTTCGTCAAGGTGGCTGACCAGAAGAAGCAAGCGTGTATCAACCTTGTGCGTGAGTTCATGGAGGTCACCAAGGTCATTGGGATGCTCTCTGAGGGCGACAAAGCGTGGCTGCGGTATGTCCGTGAGGACGGCTGTATTCATGGCTCTGTGAACCCCAATGGGGCCGTTACAGGACGTGCGACCCATAGCCATCCCAACATGGGCCAAGTGCCTTCCGCCAAGAAGAAGTATGGGCCTGCGTGCCGTGCTCTCTTTGGGGCGGTCTTTGCGAGGAAACTCAAGAAGGGCTGGGAGAACGCCGTTCAGTTGGGTTCCGATGCGAGCGGCCTTGAGCTGCGTTGCCTGGGACACTTCGGGGTCCCCTTCGATGGTGGTTCCTACGTGGACACCGTACTCAATGGTGACATCCACTGGGTCAACGGGCTGGCCGCTGGGATCACTCCTGCTGGTCTCGAAAGGGACAAGTCCAACCACGAGCATGACGCCTACCGTGACATCGCCAAGACGTTCATCTATGCGTTCCTCTATGGGGCCGGTGATGGACTCGTGGGGTCGTTCGTAGGTGGCGGCAAGAAGGAAGGCAAGGCCCTGAAGAAAGCCTTCATGGAAAACACCCCGGCCATTAGTGGCCTGCGAGGTGCCCTTGAGGAACAGCTCATCAAGGAACAGAAGTACAACAACGTCACCAAGAAGTACGACATCAAGTGGAAGCGCCGTTGGATCAAGGGCCTCGATGGCCGGAAGATTCACGTCCGCTCCCCTCACTCTGCATTGAACTCGTTGCTCCAGTCCGCTGGCGCCCTTGTGTGCAAGAAGTGGGTCGTCGAGGTGGAGCGTCTCTGCCAAGAGGCTGGGCTCTATCACGGTTGGTATGACGATGATGGCAACCCCGGTGACTTCTGCTTTATGGCTTGGGTTCACGACGAACTCCAGATCGCCTGCCGCACCCCTGAGATTGCTGAGCAGATCGCTGAGATTTGCCAGTCCGCTATTCGCCTCGTAGGTGAATCATTCAACTTCCGCTGCCCACTGGATACCGACTACAAGATCGGCCCAACGTGGCGCGAGTGTCACTAAGGAGACCCTATGTCCAAGACTTTGAAAATGACTATCAGCTTGCCCCTGACTGTAGTCGTGAAGACTGAATCCATTGCTGCTCTGGAGGCTTCCCGTGAGGAGATCCGTCAGATGCCCGCTGAGAAAGTCGCAGCCCTTAAAGGTGCCCAGAAGTTCCGCTATGAGCTGTTTGCTGGCGACAAGACCACTGAGCAAGTCCTTGAGGTGATCTACCGTCAGGGCCTGCGCGAAGGCGTCCGTGATCTGATCATGGGTGAGATCCAAGGAAATGAATCGACCTGCCGTGTGGGTGACATCAAGGTGACCTTTGAGGCCCCTATGGTTCCCCGTAGCTGTGACCGCTGCACACAAGAAGCCTGCTTCCATCCGAATCGCGTTGCGAACATCGGTTGCGAACTCAAGCGGACTGGCCTGCGTGAAGCGTGTGGTGGTCCTCGCTGGACTGAAACGGTATGAACGAATACCTAAAGGTTCTCTGGGAGATCAAGAAGCAAGCCCGCTCGTACCAATCCGACTTCGTTCGATCCCGCATTGCGTTGGTCAATGAGGCGTCCTCTCGGGGCCACATCTCGTGCCTCTCTACAGCGGGCAAGAACATGGGTCTCTGGACCCTGACCACTGAGGGGCAACTGTTCCTCGCAGAACATGGAGGTGCTGTATGAAACTGACGTATTGCGTGTGTGGTTGCCAAGGTTGTCGTGGAGGTTGCCGCCCATGGTGAGCAAACTGAAAGTCGGCCTCGCCCTCGACATGGACTATCTGATCTTCTCGGCCATGAGTGCCGCTGAGGAAGAACAGGACTGGGGCGAAGACGTGTGGACGCTGTACTGCGATCACAAGAAAGCCCGTGACATTCTGTTCGGCACCATCAAGACCATCAAGGCTGACATTGCCGGTCAACTCAAGCGCAAGTTCAAACTCACTGACGACAAGTATGAGTTCGTGGACATCTGCATCCTGAGTGGTGATGACAACTGGCGTAAGGAGGTCCTTGAGACCTATAAGGCCAACCGCAAAGGTAAGCGCAAGCCAGTCGGCTATCCAAAGTTCTGCCAAGAGGTGATGGATCACTACGGTGAGATGTCCTTCAAGTGGCATGGCATGGAAGGCGATGACCTCTGTGGGATCTTTATGACCAACCCTGAGCTGGTCGGCTGCGACCGTGTGATCTCGGTGAGCTGTGATAAGGACTTCAACACGGTGCCAGGATACTTCTTCTGGCTGACCGAGATGGACCTCGTGAAGAACGATGAGGCCACCGCTGACCTACATCACTTCTATCAGACCCTCAAAGGTGACACCACCGATGGTTATGGTGGAGTGCCGGGTGTCGGTGAGGCGTTCGGTCCCGGTCTCTGGGAGTGGCTCCAAGATCCTGAGTTCTTCTATGAGGCCACCAAGATCATGAAGTCCGGCAAGGACAAGGGTCTTGAGCGTTCCTACTGGACTTCCTGTAAGCCCGGTGATGAGGAGTGGGACTTGCGTCAAGCGCCAACCCTCTGGGCCTGCATGGCGAGTCTCGCCGCTAAGCAAGGGATGACTGAAGAGGAACTCATTGTTCAAGCTCAAGTCGCTCGCATCTGCCGTGGCTCTGACTTCGACATGGAAACCAAGAAGCCAATCCTGTGGACTCCTCGGGCCTACGAAACAGGCCGAGTCTAAAAACCCTCACTATGGCTACCGTAAGGGGTTCTTACCTTTAAGAGCCCTTAAGGAGGAACTTTGCTCAAACAGATTCAACACTTCATTCACAACCCTGACGACATCCCTGACATCTCCCCGGCGTCTGCCGACTATCTCAATGCCCGCCTTAACGCTACCTATTTGATTGCCACTGGGGCCATCGACGAACTCAGGAAACTGGGCTACTCGGAGAGCCACATTCTGGGCTTCATTGACGGCTGCAACGCGGCCACCGAGATCGTGGAGCTGATGCAGGAGAGTCAATTCAACAAGGAGGTCTGATTCCTATGTGCTTCAAGTCCAAACAGAAGGTCCCAAGGACCAACCCGGAAGCCATCAAGGCACCAACCCCGGTTCTTATTGAGGAACCTAAAGGCGTTGACTTCGGTGCCACTGAAGATGACAAGTCCGATGATGAGTCGGGCATTGATGGTCTGAAGGTCGCCAAGTCCGATGTCTCTACCAGCGATAAAGGTGACGGCACCTCTGATGCTGTCGCTGCTGACACTGGCACCGGGACCATCAAGAAGGCCAAACCTACGGCCTCCATCAAGAAGGCCCTTAAGAAGGTCACTCAGTGAACCTGGCCTCAACGCATCTCCGAGCGGGCTCACCGGCCTGCTTTCGTGAGGTGCTTGGGGAAATTCTCAATGAACTCGATGAGTTGACTTGGGGAAGCTCAAGGGTCGAGTCCATGGCCCGCATCTGCCAATCAACCGAGGAGCTTGATGAGCGCATTGAGATCACCGTAAGGGATTCCAATAGCGTCCTCGTTGGCTTCGCTGTGATCACTCCTGATGAGGATGACCATGTTGGCACATGCCTTGGTACTCAGTGGCATTGGGTACGCCCAGACCACAGGGGCCTTGTGGGTCGAATGATCCTTAGGGAGATCCTCAAGCAGGCCCGTTTGTTCGGGTTCAAAACCGTGGCGTATACCAAGCGCTTAGGCGTTGGCCGCTACGAGATCAATTACAAACAACTTAAGGAGAACCTACATGGGCAAGAAAATTAAGAAGGCCATCAAGAAAGTCACCAAGTCGGTCACCAAGATCGCTGACCCGGCCAACGTGCTGGGCAAGAACGATTCCGAAAAGGCAGCCCCTGAGGCAGCCGCTCCGACCCCAACTCCTGTGGCTGCTGCTGCACCGGCTCCTGTGGCTGCTGCAAACGTTGAAGCCCCAAAGGACACCACTGAGGGTGAGGATGATTCCGACTCGGAAGCTGCCAAGAAGGCTGCCCGTGCCAAAGGTAAACGTGGTCTTCAAGTGGCGCGTGCTGCTGGTACTGGCATCAACATTTAAAGGAGGTGACCCGTGGCTGATTCTACTCGCACCGGGCTCGCTGAAGGAGGCGCCAAAGCTGTTTACGAACGGCTGAAGAACGACCGAGTTCCATACGAGACCCGTGCTGAAAACTGCGCGAAGGTCACTATCCCCTCCCTGTTCCCTAAAGACTCCGACAACGCCTCCACTGACTACTCCACTCCGTGGCAAGCAGTAGGCGCTCGTGGTCTCAACAACCTGTCAGCCAAGGTGATGCTCGCTCTGTTCCCGCTCCAAGCGTGGATGAAGTTGAAGGTGTCCGAATGGCAAGCAAAGCAACTGGTCGCTGACCCGTCGCAACTGGCTGTCGTGGAGCAAGGTCTGGGCATGGTTGAACGTATCCTGATGTCCTACATGGAAGCCAACTCGTACCGCGTGACGCTCTTTGAGCTGATCCGTCAGTTAGCCCTTGCAGGCTCTGCGTTGATCTACCTTCCGCCACCTGATGCAAGCTCGACTGCTTACAACCCAATGAAGCTCTACACGCTCCACAACCATGTTGTTCAGCGAGATGCCTTCGGGAACGTCTTACAGATCGTCACTCTGGATAAGGTCGCCTTTGCGGCACTCCCTGAGGACGTTCGGAATACTCTGGGCACTGACGGTGAGAAGAAGCCTGACCAAGAGATCGAAGTCTACACGCACATCTATCTGGACGATGAGTCCGGTGAATTCCTCTCTTATCAGGAAGTGGATGGTGTCGAAGTGGATGGCTCTGATGGTCAGTACCCTCTTGACGCCTGCCCTTGGATTGCCGTTCGGTGGACCAAGCGCGATGGTGAACATTATGGCCGTTCCCATGTTGAGGAATACCTCGGGGATTTGAACTCCCTTGAGAGCCTCCATGAGGCCATGATCAAGTTCTCAATGGTCGCCTCGAAGGTGATCGGCTTGGTGAACCCTAACGGGGTCACTCAGGTTCGTCGCTTAGTCAAAGCCCAGACGGGTGACTTTGTGGCTGGCCGTAAGCAAGACATCGAGTTCCTCCAGTTGGAGAAGACCGCTGACTTCACAGTCGCTAAGTCTGTCGCTGACGCCATCGAGCAACGCCTCTCCTACGTCTTCATGTTGAACTCTGCGGTACAACGCAAGGGTGAACGTGTGACCGCCGAAGAGATCCGTTACGTGGCGAGTGAACTTGAGGACACCCTTGGTGGCGTCTATTCGATCCTCTCTCAGGAACTCCAACTTCCCATCGTCCGCATCCTGCTCAATCAGCTTCAGGCTACCAGTCAGATCCCTGACATGCCTAAGGAAGCCGTAGAGCCGACTGTGAGCACTGGTGTCGAAGCGTTGGGTCGGGGCCAGGATCTCGACAAGCTCAATCAATTCCTGAGCGCAATGGCTAACGTGAGTCAGCTACAGGCTGATCCAGACCTCAACATGAGCAACATCAAGTTGAGACTGGCGAACGCTATAGGCCTCGACACGTCCGGTCTGCTCCTCACGGAAACCGAGAAGGCACAGCTTCAGTCCCAAGAGATGCTCAAGCAAGGTGGCCTCAACGCTGCCGCTGGCATTGGTCAGGGATTGGCGCAACAAGCCACCGCAAGTCCAGATGCCATCCAAGGCGCTATGGACACTGCTGGCTTAGAGCCGGGGATGCCCGGTAGTTAAAAACCCTCACTATGGCTACAGCTTGCTTAGCGAGTACATCCGAGAAAGCACGGATAGATTGCCCGTGCCTGTAGCCAACCAAATTCTTTAAGGAGACCCAATGTCCGATAACCAATCCCAAGCAGATGTCTATGCGTCCTTCGGTGCAAACAGCGCTGTGATGTCTGGTAGTTCCATTGAGGAACACGAACAGAACATGCTGTCTCTGCCAGTCGATGTCCGTGATGGTGATGACTCCATTGTTCTCCAATCTGACGATCAGGAAGAACGCCAAGAGCTGGAACTGAACGAACTCAATGAGGAAGGCCAAGAAGAGAATGAGGAGGGTGCCGAAGAAGGTGCTGACTCCGATGAGTTCACTCCTTTGGGCGATCCTGATGCTGACCTCGTAGAAGCCTCTGAGGCTGTCGATGAGTACGCTGATGGCTTCCAGCAAATGCGCGCTCAGGCGATCAAAGGTGGTCTCCCAGTTGAGATTGCTGACCAGATCGAAGCCGAGTATGAGGCCGACAACAAGCTCTCCGAGGCGTCCTTGAAGGCGCTCGAAAAGGCTGGCTTTAGTCGTGGCTTCGTCAAGTCCTTTATCAGTGGACAAGAAGCGCTCGCTCAGACCTACGTTGCGCAGATCCAAGCGTATGCCGGTGGTCCTGAGAAGTTCAAATCCATCGTTGCCCACATGACTGCAAACTCTCCAGATGCTGTCGAGGCCCTTGAGAACGCCATTCAGAATCAAGACCTGAAGGCCATCAAGACCCTGATCAATCTGGGCATGGCGAGTCGAACCAAGAAGTTCGGTAAATCGCCTGAACGTTCGGTCACCAAGCGCGCTCCTGCCAGCGCACCTCAATCGCAGCGTCAAGCCCCTCAAGGCTTCTCTTCGCAGCGCGAGATGGTCAAGGCGATGAGCGATGCGCGTTATCAGAATGACGCCCAATACCGTTCCGAAGTGGAAGCCAAAGTGCTCCGCTCGAACTGGTAAGTCCCTGATTTAAAAACCCTCACTATGGCTACAGAGAGAGTTCACCACTAATCGTGGAGGACTCCTTGTGCCTATCAGAAACTCATAAAGGAGAACTACTACATGGCAACTATGACTGGCGGTCAACAAATCGGCTCGAACCAAGGTAAAGGTCAAAACCCTGCTGACAAACTGGCCAACTTCCTGAAGCTGTTCGGTGGTGAAGTTCTGACTGCATTCGTGCGTCGTTCGGTAACCATGGACAAGCATATGGTCCGTACCATTCAAAACGGTAAGTCCGCTTCCTTCCCTGTCATGGGTCGCACCAAGGGTTACTACTTGGCAGCCGGTGAGAGTCTTGATGACAAGCGTAAAGACATCAAGCACTCCGAGAAAGTGATCCAGATCGATGGCCTGCTGACCAGCGACGTGCTGATCTACGACATCGAGGATGCCATGAACCACTACGACGTTCGTGCTGAATACTCGGCGCAACTGGGTGAAGCTCTGGCTCTGGCCGCTGACGGTGCTGTACTGGCCGAGATGGCGAACCTGTGCAACCTGCCAGCCGCTTCCAACGAGAACATCGCTGGTCTGGGTACTGCCGTTGTGTTGAACATCGGTGCTGCTGCTGACCTCGTTGACGTTGAGCTGCGCGGTAAGGCGATCCTGAAGGGTCTGACTCTGGCTCGTGGTCGCTTCACCAAGAACTACGTTCCGGCTTCGGATCGTCGCTTCTTCACTTCGCCTGACGACTACAGCGCGATCCTGTCCGCTCTGATGCCAAACGCTGCTAACTACAGCGCTTTGATCGACCCAGAGACTGGCAACATCCGCAACGTGATGGGCTTCGAGATCATCGAGGTTCCACATCTGGTTGCTGGTGGTGCTGGTACTGACGCTGATGGCGCCAACCAGAAGCACGTCTTCCCGGCAACCGCTGGTGGTGACGTACTGGTCGCAATGAACAACGTGATCGGCCTGCTGGTTCACCGTTCGGCTGTCGGCACCGTGAAGCTGAAGGACATGGCGCTGGAACGTGCTCGCCGTCCTGAATACCAAGCTGACCAGATCATCGGCAAGTATGCGATGGGTCACGGTGGCCTGCGTCCTGAAGCTGCTGGCGCATTGGTCTTCACCCCTGCTGCCTAAGGCATAACCAAAAACCCCTTGAGGCCCTCTATTGGCTTCGAGGGGTTTTTTCATTAAGGAGATCCACATGGCTTCTGAATCCGTATTGGACTTTGACGATGAACTCAATGCTGTCAATGACATGCTTGGGGCCATCGGTGAGTCACCTGTAAGTTCCCTCGAAGGTGACCCTAACGCTGACGTGGCGAACTGTCGCCGTATCCTCGCTCAGGTTAACCGGGAGATCCAGTCGAAGGGCTGGACGTTCAACATCGAGGAGGCCGCTGAGCTACAACCTGACTCCTTCTCGAACCTCATCGAGTACCTCCCAGATTACCTAAGGATGACCACTTCAGGTGGGACCATCTACATCAACCGTGGTGGCTACGTCTATGACCGCACCGCCAAGACAGACATCTTCACCCTGCCTATCCAAGTCGATCTGATTCGCCTCAAGCAGTTCTCTGAGATGCCTGAGTGCTTCCGCTCATACATCGTCGTTAAGGCGTCTCGACGTTTCAACATCCGGTTCTTCGGTGCCGGTGAACTTGAGGGCTCCCTTCAGGAACAAGAGAACGATGCTTGGGCTGCCATTCAGGAGTACGAGCTTGACTTTGGTGGCTTCAACATGATCACAGGCGACTCATTCGTCGGTGGTATCTCCAACCGCTAAGGAGGGCCTATGGGACTCGTTTCGCAATCCGTCAAGAACCTCAAAGGAGGTATCTCACAGCAACCGGACATCCTTCGGTTTTCCAACCAAGGTGCCGTACAGATCAATGGGCTCTCTTCGGAGACTCAGGGTCTACAGAAGCGCCCGCCTACCAAGTTCCTTAAGAGGCTCTTTGGGACTGGCGCACTGGGGGTCAAGCCTCTGGTCCACATGATCAACCGTGACTCCTCTGAGCAATACTTTGTGACCTTCACAGGTGGTGGTATTCACGTTCACGACCTCGCTGGGAACGCCTACACGGTGCGTGGCTACAACGGCTATGCCAACTGCTCAGACCCTCGCAATGATCTACGTCTGGTGACGGTGGCTGACTATACGTTCGTGACCAACCGTAAGACCAACACAGCGATGAACTCGACTCTGACAGAGGCTGGTTACACACCGCTGACTCGACGGGCCTTGATCAACATTCGTGGTGGTCAGTATGGCCGGCTCATGCAGATCCTCATCAATGGTGGTGTTCATGCGTCCATTCAGATGCCCAACGGTTCCGCTGAGAAAGTCCCGGCTGGGCAACCTTATGCAGGGATGAACCAAGTGGACATGACGGACGCCAACTGGATTGCTGGTCAAATGGCGAGCCAGATCAACACGAACCTCGGTGGTGCTGGCTGGTCCGCATCGTCGGGCGCTGGCTGGGTTCTCATCACCGCCCCTGTGACTGACGCCGTGTATTCAATCCAGACCAAGGATGGCTACGGTGACACGCTCATGAATGGCTTTGTCTACCAAGTCCAGACCTTCAACAAGCTGCCAGCTCAGGCCCCCGATGGTTACATCGTTGAGGTCACCGGGGAGTCTGCTCGAACTGGGGATAACTACTGGGTCAAGTACAGCCTTTCCTCGAAGGTCTGGAAGGAGATCGCTAAGCCGGGGATCATCTCTGGGCTCAGCGCAACAACCATGCCTCACGCGCTCATCAGGGCCTCGGATGGTCAGTTCGATTGGACCACGTTGACTTGGAATGGCCGGACTTGTGGTGACGATACGACCAACCCAATGCCCAGCTTTGTAGGCTACCCAGTCAATGACATCTTTTTCTTCCGCAACCGCTTGGGATTCATCTCAGGTGAGAACGTGATCATGTCAAGGACATCCAAATACTTCAACTTCTTCCCGTCCTCTGTGAGCGCCCTTAGTGATGACGATCCGATTGACGTGGCGGTATCTCACAACCGGGTCTCGATCCTGAAGTATGCCGTTCCGTTCGCTGAGCAACTGCTCCTCTGGAGTGACCAAGCTCAGTTCGTGTTGTCGTCCTCTGGGATTCTCTCATCGAAGACCGTGGAGCTGGACCTGACCACTGAGTTCGATGTGAGTGATGGCGCCCGTCCTTTCGGGATTGGTCGAGGCGTTTACTTTGCGGCGCCTCGTGCCAGCTATACGAGCCTCAAGCGCTACTACGCGATCCAAGACGTGAGCAACGTGAAGTCTGCTGAGGATGTCTCTGCACACGTTCCGAGCTACATCCCGAACACCGTGTTCAACATCCATGGGTCTGGGACCGAGAACTTTGTCACGCTCATCTCCAGTGGCGCTCCTCAGAACCTGTACGTCTACAAGTTCCTCTATCTGGATGAGACCCTTCAGCAACAATCGTTCTCTCACTGGACCTTTGGGCCTGACGTTAAGATCCTCGCAGCGGCCTCAATCGGCTCCTACCTGTACCTGATGTTGGACCGACCTGAGGGCATCATGATGGAGCGAATCGAGTTCACTCAGAACACCATCGACATCTCAATGGAACCTTATCGGACCTACATGGACCAGAAGAAGCTCATTCAGATTGGTGCCTATGATGCTGACTTGAACACCTCCAGCGTGACCATTGAGAGCATCCTTGGGGGCCTCCCTTCGGCCACCTCAGTGTTCTACACAATTGACGCTCAAGGGGTCACTCAGCGCTTTGAGGGTCCATGGCCATCCGGCTCCAAGTTATCCTTCAATGGTGACCGGGCTGGTGAGTACGTGGTCTTCGGACGTGAGTATGAGTTCCAATACGAGTTCTCCAAGTTCCTCATCAAGCAGACCGCTGACGATGGCTCAACCTCAACCGAGGACATTGGTCGTCTACAGCTTCGCCGTGCTTGGTTGAACTATGAGTTCTCTGGGGCCTTCGAGGTGAACGTCAACAACGGCTCCACTGAGTACGTCTATCCGATGTCTGGTGGACGCTTGGGTACTCAGACCACTCTGGGTGAGCTGGCTCTGGGCACTGGTCAATTCAAGTTCCCGGTCACGGGCAACGCCCAGGCACAACGAGTGACGATCACCAGTTCCAATCCAAACCCTCTCAACATCATCGGATGTGGCTGGGAGGGCAACTACATTCGCCGTTCAAGCGGCATCTAACAGGCAAACCATGGTGGGGATTAAAACCCCTCACTATGGCTACCTATGGGGGGTTTTATGATCATCGTTAAAGCAAACAAGTGGCACCTTGAAACAGCCGCAAATGACCTTTCTAAAGGTGACCTCGAAGAGTTCCATTCCCACATCGCTGGGAGAGACCCACGCAAGATCATGCCCAACTACCTCGACGAGACCTCTCGGGCGATCATGTTGGGCAGTTTGGTTTTAGCTGTAGGTGGTTCCAAGAATTGCCTTTGGTTTGTGACCACCAACGTGGTGAGCACTCTGACCAAGGCCGAGCGGTTCCGATTCTATCGGCTGCTCAAGGAACATCTCGAAGGTCTCCGAAAGGAGGGCCACCAGTACATGACCAACTTTGTATCGGTGGACAATCATTCCCACATCCGTCTCCTCAATTCTCTTGGTGCCAAGTTCTCTCTGGGCTATGAGGTGAGTCCTGCCGGGTGTCGGTTCCGTCAATTCTGGCTATAGGAGGTTCTCATGTGTGAACCAGTAAGCATCGCCATGGCGGCTGTGGCTGTGGTCGGTGGCGTAATGGCTGCCAAGGATAAAGCCAAGGGCGAAGGTAATGCCGTGGATGGTCAACGGCGCACCGCTCGTGAGCAGCTCAAAGAGACCAACATGGCTAACGCCAACCTCAACCTGACCGCCATGGACCGCCAAGAGGAGGCCCGTTCGCAGCTCGCTGAGGTGAACATGCAGGCCCTTAAGAACAAAGGGACGATCCGAGCGGCTATCGGTGAGTCGGGCATGTCGGGCAACTCAATGAAGCGTATCGCCAACTCGGTGGACAACGAGGCATCCCAACAACGGATGGCCATCACCGACAACTACAAGCGCGACTATGCGTCCATCTTTACGAACCAGATTGCCAACGTCGAGAACACCAAGTCTGCCATCCGTGGTCAGGCTCAAGTGATCAAGACCAGTGGCCTGAGTCATGCCCTCGGGGTCGTCTCTTCGGGTGCCAATGGGTACGCCCAAGGGTCTGCCATGACGGGTCAGATGAAAGCTAACAAGGCCACCGGCCAATCCAATGGCACCGCCCAAGGAGGTACAACTTAATGGCTAACGAGATTGCTAATGCTCTGGCGTCAACCGAGATGGGCGGTAAGGAGCGCCTAAGGGGTTCCACTGCAACCATCAACTTTCAAGCTTCTCGGCAACAAGCTGATGTAGGGTCCAGTGGCTTCGCTGATTCCATGGCGAATTTCGTCAAGGCCGGTACGAGCATCTACGGTGCCTACGCTGACAACAAGTCGAAGAACGCTCAGGCTGAATCCGACAAGATCATTCGATCGATGACCCTCACGCAACGTCGAGAGGCCATTGAGGCTGGCACCCTGCATCTCCAAGATGACCCTGATGTGATGAACATCTTACGTCACGACACTGGCCGCACCGCTGCCTATGATGTCGAAAACGAGATGCAGACCAAGATCGCCTCTGGGGAGTTCGATGGGAAGGACCGGAAGGAACTTGAGGAGTATCGTCAGACGCGCCTTGAGATGGTCCAGAAGTCCTACGCTGAGGAAGCTGGGATTGACTCGACTGACCCGGACTATCAGCGGGGCTTTAACGCTGACATCGTGCAACGGAATGCGGGCCTTTTTGACCTCCATGACCAACGTCGATCCAAGCGCCTGATTGCCCAAGCTGTGGTCAACACACGGGGCGACATCGGTGGACTTTTGGATGACCCAGAGTTCATGAAGGGGACCGACTCTGGTCCTCAGATGGCTGCCTATTTCAAGGGCAAGGCTGCGACTGGTGGTATCCCCACTGACCAAGCTTTGATCGACGCTGTAAACCTGACCCTCAATGATGCAATCCAGAAGGACCATGGACCTAACTTCCTGCAATCCTTCCGCGACCAAACGATCACCGTCATGGGTGTTGAGCAGAAGGTCGGGGATGTCATTGGTCAGGATAAGTACGACAACCTTCTGGCCAAGTCCTCTCAGGCTGCCTATGAGCGCAACCAGCCACGCTATGAGAAGTTCCAACTGGGCATCGCTGAGGCTACCAATCAGACCGATGCGGCTCGTGGTTGGGACATGATCCAGTCTCTCAAGACCCAGAACCAATGGGTGCAGGACACTGAGCACATGACCCCTCAGAAGCAAGCTCTGATCAACGCTGAGATTAACCTTCTGGAGAGGGTCAAGCAGGACACTCAACGGACCCTCAAGGGCACCGAAGAGGCTGCCATGACTGACAACCGTTTGCTTCGCATTGATGAGGCTTACGAGGGTCGCATGAAGGGTGATCTTGCAGGCACCGCTAAGAAGGATATGCCCGTCGATGGCAACACTGGCGAGTATAAGGAATCCGACTGGGCGACCTACGCTCAGAAGAAGCTGGGCCAGATCGAAGCGATGAACGTTCCGGTGGAACAGAAGGATCTCCTGCGCGGCAAGCTCTTGCAGTTTGACCATGCTGATGGGCCGTTCCGTCGAGGCTTCCAAACGCTGATCGATGACGCCAACAATGAGTGGACCGGGGCGGTGGCTCTGGGTGAACTTGGGGAGACCCCTAAGATCGACCAACTGACCCGCATCTATGGTCAGCAACCATCACTCATTGCGTCCCTCTACCCGGACAAGGCTGGCTTCATTGAAAAGATGAACCAGATGAAACACGCGGGGATTAACCCAGCGGTCCTGATCGAAGCGGACAAGCGCAACAACGCCCTGCCCAAGGAAGAACAGATCCAAAGGAACATCCAATGGGAAGCCCTTAAGAGAGACTCTGAGTTCAAGAACCTCTCGGCCATCCCCAACACGATGGACACGATGGCCCGTTCTCTCTATGACTCCTTTGTGGCCTCTACTGGTGACGCTTCGGATGCCTCTCGGCGCCTGTCGCAGTGGCTGGACAAGAACACCATCTCGTTCAAGGGTGCCGATGAGGATGTGCAAGACGGCTACCAAGGGATGGTCAACAAGAAGGACCTGATGGCCGACCCTGATGACGCCAACTCGTGGGAGCAGGGTAAGCAGATCGTTGATGAGACTGTGGCCGGTATCAAGGCTGCAAGTCCGTACTGGGCTGAATCCCCGGTGACCATCGAGGCCAACCGAGCGGGGAACATTCAGATCACCGCATTGACTGGCGAACGCATCACCATCACTCGTGAACAACTGGGTCTGATCTATCAGGCGCGGAAGCGTGCTGCTGCTGAGCAGGCGATGAGCGAGACGGTGGACAAGGCACAACGCAATCAAGGTCTGTACAAAGACTTCATCCGAGGGGGCAAGGGCCCTCTCTAATTCATTTAGGAGGAACCATGGCTAAGAAAACCTACGCTGATGTTAAGGCTACTGGTACGGAATACGATGGCATGATCCGTGAGGCAGCGGACGCCAACGGTGTCAGTTATGACTACCTGCACAAGAAGATCTTCAATGAGTCGTCCTTCAATCCACAAGCTCAGAGCCCTACGGGGCCAAGAGGCTTGGGTCAGTTCACTCGTGCCACTGGGAAGGCCTACGGGCTCGTTACAGATGAGGACTTCTTTGACCCTGCCAAGTCTATCGGGGCCGCTGCGAAACACACTGCTGACCTCCTGAAGACCTACAAAGGGGACTACCTTAAGGCTGCCCTTGCGTACAACCAAGGGAATGGCCGACTGGGTGCCCCTCAACTGGCTGCACTGGATCAAGGTGACTTCTCCAAGATCGCCCCTGAGGGTCGTCAGTACATGGCGAACCTTCTGGACGTGGCGGGTGACTCACCTTCCCGTAAATGGTTCGATGGGCCTGATGCCCCAAAGCAAACCGCTGAGTTCTTCAAGGCTACCCAAGGAACCTCAGCGACCTCTAAAGTGGAGCGAGGTAGCCTTGGTGATCGCTCTACGATGAACATGCAGACTCCCGGTGCGATCCCTCAATTAGAGAAGTCGTTCCGTGAGGTGGAGCTTGAACAGAACCCTGAGCATGACGCTTGGTACAACTCTGTCGAGTCCATGAAGTCTGCCCTTGCGACATCCCTTCCGGGTCAGATCTATCGGAACATCTCCGTGGAAGACCATGACCCAATCGAATGGATGCAGGACACAGGCGACCGTGAGTGGACCCGTGAGGACTACGACCAGATCCGTAAGGAAGGAGTCGATCCCCAGTTCTTCGGGTTCATTGGCGACTACACACGGTACGACAAGAAGAAGCTCCCAGAGGCCATCGCTCTCGCTAAAGAGAACATGGCTCACGACCAGACTATGCGTCAGTCGGGCTGGGCTTCTCAGTTGGCTGCTGGTGGTGTCGGCGCATTGGTTGACCCACTGACCTACGTTCCTATCCCCGGCACCGCTCTGGGCTCCTTTGGGGCTCGTGTGGGTGCTCAAGCTGCCTTCTCTGGTGGCATGGCTGTAGCCGGTGAAGGAATCAAGGAAGCCACCACTGGGATCGAGGGTCACTACCTTGGTGCTGCTGTGGGCGGTGCTGCAATTGGTGGCACCATGGCTGCTGTCTTGGATAAGTGGATCGCCAAGTCACTCGTTAAGCCAGGCCGTGAAGAGATGTCCGATGATGACCTCGAAAAGGTGCTCGCAATGCACGGTGATTCTGCCTTGCCAAACCAGCGAGTAGACCTTGAGGATGACATGCTTCCGCAAGCGCCAAAGGCTGAGGATGAGATGGACGATGAGTACCTCGAAAAGATCCTTGGGATGCACGGTGAGCGAAGCCACAAGCAAGAGGGCCGTAAGGAACTCCCTGACGATACCGTTGAGGGCATCCTTGCGCGCCACATGGAGGCCAGCCAACCGAACGAATTCGTGGGTCCAAGCGTCCGCTTACAGGCCCGTGAACAAGCGCGTCAAGCTGGTACTGAAGACCCTACCGTCATGCCTTGGAAAACCGATGAGGAGCCTCAGGAGGCCCTTGGGGTTGACTATGTGGATCACCCTTCGGAACCCGGTGCGGTGCGTCTACGTGATGGTTCAATCCTTGGTGCTGCCAACCCTCTCAACCCAAAGCTGATCAAGGCGATGGCCGAGCTGGAACCTGAGCGGTCTGCTGCTGGGTTCCGCCTTGGTGGTCTCACTGAGATTGGCTTGACGTTGACTCGCTCAGAGGATGAGGAGTTGCGTGGTATTGGTGCCCAACTGTTCCGCTCCCCTGTGGGCGGTGAGTCAGGTTCCAACGGTAAGTTTGGCGCTGTGGCTGCTGACGTGATTGAGCGTGAGCGTGGGCAAGACCATGTGGCCCTCAATGCCATGGTGGAGGCTCAGCAAGAGGCCATGAAGGACATCTCTGTGAAGTCCCTGCCCGGTGGCCGTCAGGCTCAGCGTGAGCATGTGGATCGTCGGATCGCTGAAGCTATCGAAGACCCTACCGGGACCAAGATGGGCAAGCTGACCGAGGCCGAGAAGAACTACGCCAAGGTTGTTGAGGATCACTTCATCCGCAAGGAGGAGTCCCTTGAGAACCCAGCGATGTACGGCAACATGGATGCTGTGTCGATCATGCCAGCGACCCGTCACTCTGGTCGGTACATTCCGAACATCTATGACGATGCCATCAAGCTTCTCAACATCCAACGCTTCGGTGGCCCTGAGGGGCTCCAGAAGGCAATCGTTGAAAGCTGGATGGCGAGCTACCTAAGTCGTCCTGCCGTCCGCACCCGGATCGACAAGATGATCAAGGAAGGCATCGAGAAGGGCGGCAAAGTGGCAACCCCAGAGGAACTCAAAAAGGCGGTCGTGGAGTACGCCCATAACAAGGCGTTTGGTATTAGCCACACGGCTGACTTCAACCGCTCCTCGCTGATCGACGATAACCTCGAAGGTCTGGTGGGTCAGGAGGCTAATAACTTCCTCGAAGGTCGCCACCTCTTTGACTCCGACATGGCTGTTCAACTCAGTGATGGGACCACCTTCTCTGTGAATGATCTGCGCACCTTCGATGTCCCTCAGATCACCTCCTCGTACAACCGTCGAGTGAATGGCGACATCGGGATCATGGCTGCCACTGGTAAGGACACCAAGGCTCTCAAGGACGCGATCCTCAAGATCAAATCCAAGAAGGGCAACACCATGGAAGTGGAAGCCTTGCAGGAGTCCATCAAGCTGCTCACCGGGCGGTCTCGACGGGACCCTGACAGCGCTGCCGCAACGTTCGCTCGTGCCTTGACTGACGTATCGTTCGCCACCAAGAACGCCTACATGGGCGTCCAGAACCTCACAGAGGTCGCTGGGTTGATCACTAAGGGCCACACACGGATGCTCATGAAGGGTGTCCCGTTCCTGCGTGAGATGACCACTTGGGGCACCAAGATCAAACCTGAGCAACTGGCTGACATGCACAACATGATCTTCGGTCGGGAACTGGATGATCTCATCCGGCCTCGCCGTAGCGACATCGTTGATCGCTTGCGGAACCAAGGCAGCGGCAAGCTCGTGGCTAACGCTGTGGGCACCTTGAAGTTCGCCACTGGTGAGGTAGCAGCTCGTTCGCCATTCACCAAGTTCCTCACTGAGACCTCCAACTACATCATGGACGCTGGTCGTCAAGGTGCTCTGGTGGACCTCGTGAATCACTCGCTATCTGGGAAGCCCTCTAAGTTGTTCTCGAAGGAACGGCTCCACGCGATGTCGATCACCGAGGCTCAGTTTGGTGACATGCGGAACGCTCTCAAGGAGCATCTCGTGGCTGATCCTAAAGGTGGCTTTAAGGTCCGTGACCGGGCGAAGTTCCAGCAAGACCCTCGGGTGATGGACATCTGGCGGATGGGTGACAAGGTGGCGGATGAAACCGTGCTGCGTCCTCACAAGCTGAGTAACTCCGACTCCATCGCTCAGAACGCTTGGATGAAGCTGGCCATGCAATTCAAGAACTTTGTCTTCCGTTCCGTGAATGGTCGCCTCGTGAGAGGTGTCTACAACGCCACCAAGAACAAGCAGGCCATCGACCAGACCATGCAAGTGGGGATCTCTCTGGGCCTCGCTGCGAGCTTCTATGTGGCGCAACGCTACGTTCAAGCTCAGGGGATGCCTAAAGAAGAACGTCGAGACTTCCTCAAGCGCTCTCTGGATATGAACATGATTGCCTATGCCGCTGCATCGCGTAGCTCTCACGTTGGTTCCCCACTGGGCATTGCGAACTTCGCTATGGCCCCTCTGGGCTTCGATGCGGCTGCTGCTGTGCGTACCTCTGTGCTCCCTCGTGGGCCTCAGTACAGCGAGCGTAACAAGGCCGTGAAGTATTCCCCATTGCGCTCATCGGGCATTCAAGACTTCCAGTCGAGGCTCCTTGAGCAAGTGCCTGGGGTTGGTGTCCTTGGGTCGATCTATCAGGCTGGTTCCGGCACCGCTGGGCTCATGCGTGAAGAAGGTCGCTCCATGGACCAGCAATACAAGGCTTCCCTCTACAACGGTTTACGCAACCTCATCCCTAACGACCCAGTGTCGCAACGGGCTCTCAATGCGCTCATGCAGGAACAAGGCATGGAGTACGGGAAGCGCGGTCGCTAAAACCCCTCACTATGGCTAACGGGCTCCTTCATGGGGCCCTTTCTATTTCTGACTTAAGGAGACCATATGGCTATCCCGAAGACAGTTCGGACATACACGCTCAATGGCACCCTCAAGGACTTCACGATCCCTTTCGAGTATCTCGCTCGAAAGTTCGTGGTCGTCACATTGATTGGTGTTGACCGGCGTGAGCTGATCCTGAACACCGACTACCGTTTCTCCACTTCAACCCAGATCACCACCTTGCGTGGCTCTGCTTGGGGCCCTGCTGATAGCTATGACCTAATCGAGATCCGCCGTCTGACTTCCGCCACGGAACGTCTGGTTGACTTCGCTGATGGTTCGATCTTGCGGGCCTACGATTTGAACACCTCTCAGGTGCAATCCCTGCACATCGCTGAGGAAGCCCGTGACTTGACCGCTGACACAATCGGCGTGGACAACGATGGCAACCTTGACGCTCGTGCTCGACGCATCGTGAACGTGGCAGACCCAATCAACGAGGGTGACGCTGTGACCCTTCGCTATGAGCTGGATCATGCAGCCTCGACGCTGGGCAACAAGGTGGCCTCTGAGGCTGCCCGTGATGCCTCTGTGGCCGCTAAGGATCTCTCGGTTACCGCAAGGATCGCCTCTGAGGCTGCTCGTGACTTGGCGAACACCTACAAGGGTAACGCGCTGACATCAGCGAACGCCTCTGAGGTGTCCAACCTGTCCTCCAAAGACTGGGCCTCGAAGGCTGAAGACTCGGTGGTCTCTGGTGGCCTCTATTCGAGTTACCACTACAGCCGTAAGGCCGAGATTCAGGCCGGTCTTGCGACGACTAACGGGGCTGCTCAGGTAGCTCTGGCGACCACTCAGGCTGGCATTGCGACCACTCAGGCAAACAATTCTGCTAACAGTGCAACTGCGAGTCAGGACTCAAGGTTGGCCTCAGAGGCTGCGCGTGACGCTGCTCAAACTTCTGAGACAAACGCGGCTGGTTGGGCTGCTGGCGTGAACATGCCGAGTGCCTCTGGTAATGCCTTGAAAGTAGTTCGTCAGAACACTTCAGAGACAGGCTTTGAGTACGTGTGGGGCCTCGACACAATCCGGGCGCAGATGATCGGCACTGTGAGTCAAGCAGCCGGAGTGCCGACCGGGGCAATCATTGAGTATGGAAGTAATGCTAATGGCCGGTGGACCAAGTGGGCTGATGGAACAATGATCACTAATCACCGGCTTGGTCTTACCTTAAACCTGACAACTACCTTTGGGTCAATGTACTACGCGTCGGTTGGGTCAGTTGGTTATCCGGTTTCGTTCGTTGGAATTCCAGCACGGACAATCACCGTCTCCATCTCTGGAGGTGGGGCATGGGCTGGGCACGGGGATAATCAGACGGCATCGGCCACTGGTTCCTCAATTGTTATTTCACCCATTTCAAGACCCAGCGCGGTTGTAGTTCTCGACATTATTGCTGTAGGTCGTTGGTACTAACTAAAGGAGACCCTTAATGATTCAAATCGACTTCAACAACGGCGTGGTTCAAGCGACCCCCGTTGTAGGAGCCGCTGTGACTGACGTGGCAGCTCGCCTGTTCTTGGGGCTGTCACCTTCAGAGTGGTTCTACGCATCCGCCGTTTTGTACTCCCTCGTGATGACTGTAATCGTGGTTTACAAGACCGTTAAAGAAGAACGCCGAAAGGACAAGGAGGTAAACAAAGAATGAGCAACATGGAGAACCTTCTGGAGCAACTACTGGAGGCCATCGACACCGAGAAGGCTCAGTACATGCTTCAAGACCTACGGGACCCTGAGAAGCGCACACCGCAACTCTACAACGCCATTGAGAAACTCCTCGAACGACACAAGTTCACCATCGCCAAGTTGAAGCCAAACGCATCCCTCTTGGGTGATCTGGCTGCTGCTCTCGATGAGGTCCCTGAGTTGTCCGATGCGGAACTCTACGGCTCTAACAGCACGCATTAAAGGAGGCCCTATATGTTGAACCTTAAAGAGTTCGTCATGTGGGGCCTTTTGGTTCTGGCCGGTCTCGGACTGGTCTACGCCAAAGGACGCTCTGACGAAAACACTCAATGGACTATCAAGTCCCAAACCGAACAACTTGCAGCCGTAAGGCAACTGGAGGTGGAACGTGAAACAACCCAAAGAGCCCTCGCTGATCTCTCGAACAACTGGCAAGCCCATCTTGCAGCGAGCAAGGCATCTACTAATCGGACTGTTAATGCTCTGCGTAGCGATGGTATCCGGCTGTCAGTCGCCCTCGCTGATGAGACCGTCCGTTGCGTCACAGGTGACGGTAGATCCCTCAGCGATGGTCGCGCCGAACTACGAACAGACTCTTCTGAATTTCTTATCGGAGAAGCCCAAAGAGCAGACGCCCAAGTGACGTATCTGCAAGGAGTAGTAAGAACACTGCAAGGAGAACCTAATGAATCCACAAAAGGACGATGACCTCGAACGAATCAAGAAAAGCTTTATCCTGTTCCTCTTTGTCTTATGGCGAGCCCTGAATCTTCCCAAGCCAACCAAGTGTCAAATCGACATGGCTGCGAAGCTCTCCAGTGGCGACCAGCGCCGCTTTATCCTTCAAGCATTCCGAGGTATTGGCAAGTCCTTCATCACCTGCGCATTCGTCGTATGGAAGCTGTGGGGCAACCCAGACCTCAAGTTCATGATCGTGTCTGCCTCCAAAGAGCGGGCGGATGCGAACAGCATCTTCATCAAGCGCATCATTGAGCTTCTCCCATTCCTCCATGAGTTGAAGCCACGAGCCGGTCAACGAGACTCCGCTCTGGCCTTCGACGTGGGGCCCGCTAAGCCTGACCACTCACCCTCGGTGAAGTCGGTTGGTATCACCGGGCAGCTCACAGGTAGTCGCGCTGACATCCTCATCGCGGATGACGTGGAGGTTCCGAACAACTCTGGGACCCAGGCATCACGCGATCACCTCGGAGAACTCGTTAAGGAGTTCGATGCGATCCTGAAGCCCGGTGGAACGATCATCTATCTGGGCACCCCTCAGACCGAGATGACCCTCTACAGGGAGCTGGAAGGCCGTGGCTACGTCACTACCATCTGGCCTGCGAGATACCCTAAGGATCAGAAGGACTGGGAGTCCTACGGGCCCCGGCTGGCTCCTATGCTTCAAGCTGAGCTGATGACGGATGAGGGCCTCTTCTGGCAACCAACCGACCCGGTTCGCTTCGATGACAAGGATCTGCGTGAGCGGGAACTCTCATACGGGAAAGGTGGCTTCGCCCTCCAGTTCATGCTCAATCCTAACCTGAGTGACGCTGAGAAATACCCTCTGAAACTGCGTGACTTCATCGTGGGCACGTTTGACATGATGAAAGGACCAACCACCTTGACTTGGATGCCAAACGCCTCTAACGAGGTCAAGGGGGTTCCTCTGGTGGGCCTCAAAGGTGACCGCTTCCATCGCTATGAGGGTGTCGGTCAATCCACTGCGCACTACGCTCAGAAGGTCCTTGTGATCGACCCAAGTGGCCGTGGCAAGGATGAGACTGGTTATGCAGTGCTGTACCAACTCAACGGCTACATCTTCCTGATGGACGCTGGAGGCTTCCGTGGGGGCTATGAGGACACCACTCTGCAATCCCTTGCGAACATCGCCAAGATGTTCAAGGTCAACGAGGTGGTGATCGAGGGCAACTTTGGTGACGGTATGTACCTGAAGCTATTCAGCCCTGTGATGACCGCTACGTACCCTTGCGCGATCACTGAGGTCAAGTCCAAGGGTCAGAAGGAAATGCGCATCTGTGACGTTCTGGAGCCCGTACTGGGCAGCCATAAGCTGGTACTCAGCGAGGACCTCATTGATAAGGACTACCGGACGGCTCTCAACAACGATGGCACCACTGACACCAAGTACAGCCTCCTCTATCAGCTCACCCGGATCACCCGTGAGCGTGGCTCTCTGGCCCACGATGACCGACTCGATGCTCTGGCTATCGGTGTCCAGTTCTTTGTGGAATCCATGGAGAAGGACTCGAAGGTGGGTGAGTCGGAGATGATGCAGGAGTTCCTTGAGGCTCAAATGGAGAACCAACTGATGGGCTTTGAGGACATCCGTAGGATCTCTGTGAGTGAGTCGGTGGATATCTACTACGAGGATGATGGGTCCATGAGCAACTACATGGGCTGGTAGGCACCTGAGAACGTGACTGGAGAGGGAATTCCGGTCACTCTCAATACGAATTTAAAAACCCTCACTATGGCTACCGTAGGGGGGTCTTATAGGATCTACCTTAAAGACAACCTTCGGGATCATGAGCATCATGTCAGTCGAAGGATGATTGACGGACCCTGATTAAGGATTATCATCATTAGAGGAGACAAGTAACCATGACCAGAGAGAAAGCCACCGTGCTCATCCTTGTGATCAAGCGCTTGGCTCTCTCCCGGTCAACCTACAAGCTCATCGGTGTCCTTCTGGTCACCTTCGGGGTCACTTCAGGCTCAGGCGTAATGGGCTGGGTTGAGACCCTCGTGTGTGTCGCTGTAGGAGGCTGCGGTGAATAGCCAAGGCCAACACGCTCAAGTTCGGTATCGTTCCACTCTACCTCCTTGAGCCATTAGAGCAACAACTCTAAGGACACCCTAATGGTCCCTCAGAAGGCTCTTAGGGTCTCCCATGAGTCACCTGATAGACGGTACTGGACGATATCCTAATGAGGGCTGATACTGATCCTCAAAGGGAACCTAAAGATGGTCCTAATGAGAATCTGATAGAAAAATCTGAAGGGGCACCTCTCATGGACAAACACCGACGAATCCCCCCGTAGGGCCTCTCTCAGCCATCTATCGGGCCTCTCATCCCCATAGGGCATCTCAATGATCTCTTGAGGGATACGTTAGGTACATCGTTAGGCTATCGCATGGTGGGCTCCTTTGAGATCTCGTTGAGGTGACTTAATGATGGCCTAAGGATTGGTGATCGTCAACCTGTGGATTCATACAGTAGTCTGTGTGTCCCTATCTGTTTGGTCATTAGAGCAATGACTCTATAAGGGCCTCCTAATGGTCACCTCTAAGGGCCTCCTAATGACTCTCAATGCAGCGCTCCTAATGATAGCCACCAGACCAACGGTAAGACCCTCTGTAAGGCCCTGAGAGCCTCTATAGGACTCGTTAGGCTATCAGGTAGGCCAATGTATAGGGTTATGGGTGATCGTTGATTCTATGCTTCCAAGGCTCTAACTCAAGGCTCTTAGGGCATCTTTGAGGCTATCCTAAGGGTATCTCTATGATACTACTGGTCAGCCCTACAGTATTGACTCATTGAGGGTCTATAGGCTATCGCGTGCGCTCCCGGTTCGTTCACCTATAAGGGTCTCTCAGATACTGGATGAATAAACAGGTTGACTCATGGTCTCAAGTCTATAGAATGAGCCACATCAACAAGGAAACACGGCCTAACGGGTGTCTCTGAGTTGGTGGTGATGTTAGTAGCTCCTGACTTGCGATCCTACGGGTGCCAAGAGTCTTTAAGGGAGTCGAAAAGATCACCACATAGGGCAGCAACAAAACGCTTGACAGCAACACTGATTCACGATTAAATGGCTCCATCGACAAGCAACACGGTCACCGAACAGATGTCATGGGTAGGTGGTCTGGGAGAGTTCAAAGTCTCCAGCTTGTTTCCAAAGGGCAACGAATTGGCTGATAGACACGGCCTAAACGGCACCCTTACGCTCTTTAACAACTCGGATCGTAACACCACGCACTGAAACAGCATCCTCTGGGAAGAGTTGAGGCCGGTGCGTGGCAGTGAAAGGATTTAAAGCAGTGGGCTCACTTGCAGTACAAAGAGAGCCTACGACTGTAAACCCAAACACATGATAGGTGACACCATGGACAATCGCACTGGTGACTGCTACATCGTGACGGGCTCAATAGGCCCTCACTTTGAGCCCCAACTGTTTCGCACTAAGAAATCAGCTAAGCGTTATGTTGCTGAGATCAACACTTATGGCAAGGCTCACGACATCTGGCCAGCCTTCAAGCCGGTCATTGAGCCTCGCTGGGAATCCGACATGATCCGCATGAAGGTACAACCATGAGCCATCGCACTGATCGACTCCGTAAGGAGCTGGCTGACCTCGACCAACGCATAGCCACGGCTGAGGATGAACACCGTGCCGCTAAGGTCCTCTTTGGGCGCTTTGAGGGCTCTGCTGCGCATCCCATGTGGCAGAAGCTACGGGATGAGGTGGATAGCACTCTGACGCGCTGTAGGGTCCTTG